CAGTAATCCACGTTGAGCACCGAAAGCGAAGTTATTGTATAACCATTCATCTTTTATATCCTCTACTTGGAGGTTTTTCATTGTAATCATATCCTAAACCTATTTAGAGTCCATACACCCAGGATATTAGAGAATACCCATAGTTCCCAGTTTTTATAAAAGTTATAGGGTTTACTGAACTGGGATGTTTGAAATATTATCTGGCTTGGTGTTCTAGATAACATTTCTGCATGGCAAGTTAATACTCCAGAGGATAATTGAGCTTTAAAAGCTTTAATTACATCCTCATCATTTTTAGTCTCTACTGAGGTAAGTAATTTAATAAATTCTACCTCTACACCTTCCGACATTTTAACCTTTCGGAAAGCAAATTTCTCTTTATTCTCCATTTTGTTGATATTTAGATAAGAACTCTTGAGCTAGTTCATCTTGAGTTCTTTCGATTATATTCTTTACGATTGTTTTATTTTCTACTCTAGCCCACATATATAGCATGCCCAATTGAGCATCCATATAGCAATCTATAAGAGATGGGTCCTTTCTAAATACATCCCATTGTTTTACGAAATTCATTCGAACCAAATCCCTATAACCCTGGTCTGATATATCTTCTTGGTCTATATAAGCAGATACCCTTTTTCTTACTTCTAAAAGAATTTTCTCTAAGCTTTCTGGTAATCTAAAATTTTCGGGTAAACTATGATATACCCAATTATTCGGTATTAATTCCTCAAAAGTAAACTGATTATCGAATAGTTTCTTTGGGTATCTACCTGAAAATATCAAGGGTATCTTATACCTTAGCAACGATGGTACTACGTCGTATATAGCATAATGTTTCCGATATTCCTGATAGACATCGAAATATAGATTCTCATCGAATATACCAGATTTCCTCATTATTGCCTTTAAAGTATTATAAGCAGCATTGATATGAGTATTACTCAATTTGAATATTAAGTTGCCATTTTTAAGGGCAATGAGTTCACTACAGCATCTCTTTCGTTTAAATAAGTTCATGTGATTAAAATGTAAAGTCAATGTATATTTTCCTTGTTCCCTTGAGAAATTTTTCGTGATTTGAGTCATCATACTTATGGCAAGCATAAGTCTTAGATGATTTATCATAATGGTCTCTTACCCATACTGGAGCAGTATCAGTTGGTTTTAATTTAAAGTATGTACCCTGATTAACCTTGTTAACCCGAGTCTCTTTGTAAGATGTCTTTGGTAGTTCCATATTTTTGTCTATTTTAAAATTGATATGCAAATATAATTCTTTCTTTTTAAATATGCAATATCCGGATATAACTATGGGAGCTTACTATTTCGGAGGAATTGAGATGCAAATGAGCCATCCTCTTTTTCTTCTTTCTCAAAGTCTTCATATTGGTATAACTCTGGGTCTTCTTCGTCTGGGTCTATACGCATTTCGATTTCTCTACGTAGTTCATGATGTTCTTTAGAGAATGAAGACATAGCTCCCTTATAATCATCAGTAATTTGCATTAACTCTGCTTTATTAAGGTTAAGACCCTCTTTACTTGTATCTACTCCTTCTTGTTTAGTAGCAACTACTTCAGGTAGAGACTTAATGTCATACCTATCCTCCAATAGTTTAGCCTCTTCTGGTTTATCTAATACCCTTTGTGATTCCAATACGATTTGACGTGCCTCTTCAACAGTGATTGCATTTTGCTGTGTTACGTTGTTCTGTTGATTAAATTGGGCAAAGATATTTGTAGTACTTCCTCCAGTAAGATTACGTACTATTGATTGCAGAGATGTAGAGGATTCAAGCTTTAATTTAAGGGCCTTTCCCAGCTCGGCAGATATAAACGGTACGTATTTCCCTCCCTGAGATTCTCTTAGAATATTAACCTGATGGGCTATTTCCATACGGTCTTCTAATGCCCATGCTAGTTGTTCTCCCATTAACGCTTGAAGTAAATCTTCTGCTTTTTCTTTATCCCATATTCTAGAGCTTAATAGCCTATCTCTCATAAATACCCGTATGTAGTTAATATCTATACCCATACGGTATGAGAATGTATTGATATCATAAGTGATACCACATAATACACCATTACCCATCAGCCATTGATTAATAATGTAGTTGTGTATCTTTATCAGAAGTTCATCATTTGGGTTCTTCTGATATTCTAATGCCATTGCAGTAGTCCCCATAGGTCTTGGGAATCTTACCATTTTATTTTCCTTTTCTGACATACAAATGAGATTTTCTGATATCGGAACTTTCATCATAACCCATATACTCTAAATCGAACCTTACATACAGATTCAAAGATAGGTTATAGAAATATCCCTTATATTTTTTCTTACTTACTGATAAATTAAAAGGTTCACCAGAGATTAGGTCCCTGGTGAATACTAAATTACCTTTCCCAGTGATGGGAATATTAAGGCAAAGTTTATAATCCCCTACCTTAAATTTATTCCCATGCAGGTCTGTGATTTCCCTTGCCATAGTTTGCCTTTTTATGGTTCGTAGGTTTTTTGTCTTGTTTACTACGGTTATTGGTTATCCCCTTTTGCTCTTCGATTAATTTCTGAACCTTTGGGAATAACCTTTGCCTTAAAGGAACTACCTGAGTAGCGAAAAAGGCATTCCATAATTTCTGAGTTAATGGTTCTCCTATTTTAAGTTCTGAGATTGCCCAGAATTTAGTTTCGAAATTCTTAACTATTTCCCTAAATCGGTAATAGTATATATTGCCAGTCTTTTTATCTATCCCAATTGTAGTGGTTTGGCAATAATCTAGAAATTCTTTACCTAATTCGGATATAAACTCTTCCCTTTTAAAATCATAATTCTCTTGGTCGAGCTTAAATAATTTTACGTAATCGATTGCTTCCATATAGATTTAGTTTGTGATTATTAAACGAGGTATACTTTCATCTGTAATTTGAAATAAGTACCCTCTTACATCATCCTCATAATAAGAGGACCAATATGTTCTTCTAACTCTGAAATTATCAAGGATTGCCCCTTTGGGTACTCCAGTAATAAATAAGCAATGCTTAGGCATCATTGGAGTAATCTCAAATTTCCCATCCTTGAAATTACCATAGGTACCGTAGTCGGGCATATTACCCGTAAACCCAGTATTCTGTAATATGTCTTGAACTAGAGTAGTTTGGGGTATTTCCTTTTGGTTACATTCTATGGTTAACTTCGATTTGCCTATATATAGGTCTTTAACTATTTCTCTAAACATTTGTATACGATTATATGGGTAATACCATTTTTCTTGAAGTAAAGGTTATTCTGTGAACGTTCCTCTAACTTCTTTAATTCTCTTCGAGATTCAGTACAAATTCTATCAGATTTCCTTAATATATCTAATACATTATCCCAGATGGGTGCCATTGGTTCTACTGGCCCTGCATAGATAACCTTATGTTTAGTTTCTATTTGGGGATATTTAGATTTATACTGATATTTGCCTTTGCAGTAAAGTACGTTATACTTTTCTGGTTCGTTTCTTTTTTCGTTTTCCATTTTTGTTAGGATTAATGTAATCGGATATTTCATCAAGTTGCCCTAAAAGCAATGCCTGAATGAAAAGGTTTATAGGCCTGAAAAAGAAATTCCTTACGTTATCAGTATTTATATACCAATCGTAAACGATAAAGAACTTCTTAATCTTGGAGTGCTTAAGTGAATGTTGGATTAGATAGGACTTACAACATCGTTTATGTAATTCTACCAATTCTTTGTCCTGCTTAAGCATCTCTTTATCAGAGAAGATAGTGTAATCCATTTTGTATGAATTGAGATGCCCAGGTAATTATCCCGGGCACCTGGTTAATAAAGGTTTATGCAACTTGTTCTGGTTTGAGGACCTTCTTTTTAAAGTCCTCATAGGCTTTAGCCGCAGCCTTAAACTCCTTAGAGTTTGTATCTTTGATACGAGCCATTGCAAGTTCCAATCGATGGAGTTCGTTTCGAGTTTGTTGTCTCCATTTCTTCCGAGCAAGTGTATCAACTACATCGGCAGGGTATACGTATTTAACTTCCCGATTAGAAATTACCTGTTCGATGATGGAGGGTTTTTGTTGTTCCTTAACTTCCTTGACAACCTGTTCCTTTTTGGAAGTTTTGGTTTTGGGAGAGAGTTCTACCAATTTGGCATTGGCAAACTTAGTGGCAGCTTCTTGAGCATCTTTTACCAATTCCTTTTTAGTCTTTTTGGCCTTAGGGGCAGAAGCCTTAGTAGTCTTAGAATTTTTAATTCCTTCAATTTGTTCGGCAACCTTAGTTGCAACCAGGTTAGTAACCTTTGTTTCATTCTTTTTCATAACGTCTATATTTAAAATGTTAGTAAAATGATTAATTTCTTTTTCTGATACAAATATAAGAACTTTATTTTAAATAGAAAAATTTTATTTGAATTATTTTCTATTTGCTCGGGTTAATCGGCTAGGAAGTCGAAGATTTCTGGAGGATAGTTAATTTCATCCTCTGGATCATTTATGTAATCTTCATAATCCTCGTTATATTTATCGTAAATGTTATCTTGTGATGTATTTGGTACCCTTGTACATCTTTCAGGATATTTCTTTACGAAGTCATAGGCTTCTTGAGTAGTCATTACCTTGTCTGAGGTAAATTCGTAGGTTACATAAGAATAAGTTTCACCCAATCTAGAAACTTCATATTGCTGGTATCCAGATTTCTCAATCTTATAGATTTGATTTTCTGGAATCGTTTCTATTTCTACCCTATATTTATACCATTGCTTCTTCTCTTCTTTTGGTTTAATGCCCATGCTATCTTGAAGAGAGATTAACTTGGTTATTGGACTTTCAAAACGAGAAGGAGCAGTGCTCACTTCTACTGGATGAGTTTTATTCTCACCAATAAAGTAAATCACTGCCCCCAGGGTTACCAGGCCCAATATGAATTTAGTTTCTGAGTTCATAACCTGTAGTTTCGAATTTATTTTTAATGTTCTTTGCAAGGTATTTACCTTTTGATTCTGCTTGATGTAAACCGTTGCAGATTTCATAAGGTACATCATCATAGCGATAAACTCGATTACCTTTAAAAGCAACCCAAAGTTGTTTTTTCTTTGAGTCATAACCAAAGCCCTCAATGTTAGAGGATTCGCAAGGAATCATTTCGACTCCAGTGTTCATTTCTACTGATTCTAAGTATTCGTTCTTTTCCATGTCTATATTAAAATTTTAAAAGTGTTAGTTCTGGGTGGAATTTGAGATTTGCCCTCTGGAATATTGCCCAGGTACCAAGTACTCCCTGAGAATTAGTATGTACCCATTCATCTTCCATTCTGAATAATATGTGAGAGCATACCAGCATTTGGTATTCACTTAGCATATTTATCAGTTGAGGAGTATTCTCAATTTCTACATATAATTCAATGTGCTCATCTAGTGCTCGAATTATTTCGTCATCCTCAATCTGAAGGAGTTTTTTGATTAAGTCTTGGGCAATATCATTTCCATTTTTAACGTCCTCTTTGATTGAGTTGAGTGATTCAATCTGAATACCAGCAATGAGCTTTACGATGTCTTTTGTTTCCTTGTCCATAATTAAATTTTCTTTATGCAAATATACTAAAATTATTTTATATAAAATACTCTTTTAATAAATACGGAGGTAAGTGTTAGCGGTTCTTGATTTCCTCTATCTTTTCCTTGATTGAGTCGGGGAAGATAGCATCATCTACCCATCGCATAAAGAATTTAGAAGGCTTCTTTTCTGGATTGAGAAGTAATTGTCTTTGCTCTGTAGAGAACTTAATACGTTCATCTTCCCTCATATACTTGGGAAGTTTAGTGAATTCTGCCTGAGAGAAGGAGATTACGTTTTTACCAACTTGGGCCCTTAATGGTTTCTTCCTTTCCTTATAGAGATATGGGATAATCTTTTTCGAGGGTCCCCCAAGGATGCTAAAACCAAAGATTACCATGGGGTCAAATTTATCTGCTTTTGGGTCCTTAGCTCGTTTGATACATCTTGCCATCCAAGAGAATGAATTTGGATATTGCTTATTGTCGGTTGCTTCTCCCACATCTTTTTTATTAAACTCAAATCCAGGAAAGTGAAATAGAAAATCTTCAGTAAGGATAAATACAAATCCCAATCCCCTAAGATATTTAATGATATCTTGTTGGCTTTTACCCTCTTCAATCATTTTCTCTACATCTGCAAGAATATCTTCCCTTGGTGATTCCAATTCCTTAGTTGTAGACCCTGCAGGTCTTCCTCTGCCAACATTAGGTGCCTTAGCAGGCAATGTACCAGATAACCTATCTAAGTATTCTTTGAAGTTATCAATATCTTGTTTATTAGTAAGAGTTACTTCTACTCTTATGGGACCGTTATGCTGTACCTTTGGACCTGAATTCATCTCGGTATAAGCATCTACCAACCTATCGGATAATGGGGTACCATTCTCTGATAGTGTAGTGATTCTAAGTTTTGGTTTATATACTTCTTGTTCCATTTTCGACTTAATTAGAAAATAAAAGGCCTGAACAATTTTTATATTGCCAGGCCTTCTACCATTATTAACGAATACTCAAAAATATGATAAGTAAAAGTAAAAAGTGCTCTTATTAATCTTCTTCTTTAGCGGCCTTCTTTTTCTTCTTGTCTTTGGCCTTCTTATCTTTCTTATCGGAAGCCGGTTTTTCTTTTACCTTTTCTTCCTTCTTTTTCTTAGTTTCCTTTTCCTCCTTGGGAGCCTTACCTGAAGCAAGTTTTCTTTGCTCCATACGATATTTTTTCTTCTCAGCCGAAGTCATTTCTCTGCCATCGATGAGAGGATAATCGTAT